CGGTAAGGTGTGCAGGTCATTTGAAGAGGTTACAATAACAATTAAAACGTATGTAGAGCAATGAGCAAGACAAAGGAAAAGTATATGAACGCGATGCTGTATGCATGTGGACAACCTGAGTTCAATTCACGGGAATTTGCCAAGGCATTCAAGATAAGCCACAACGTAATCACAGCCATGCATGAATTAGGCTTAGTGCAAAAGGTAGGCAATGGAAGATATTGCTGGGTGATTAGACGCGAACCATTGACATCGGATGTTGTCGCTATTCGTAAACGTTTGGCTGCATATAGCGCAACCGCTCGTCAAAGCAATGGGCAATTAAAGCTAACACCGATTAAGCGCATGGAATATAAACAACCAACTCCAGTGCAGGAAGAGCATATTCACGACACAAGCAACAGCAAGATGTTCATCATTCTCGCGGTTGGTGCTATGGTCGGTTTCTTAATCGCTACAATTATTTGGAAGTAGATATAGTTTGACTATATTTGCAATGCTCCTTCCGTATGAAAACATTACAAATCCCATCACTACCGTATTGCCTATAGCACGTCCGTGCGCGGGGGAGCCTTTACGTGTAGTGGTGGGTATTTAGTTTATGTCACAAAACAATACTGGTATTTACTTTTTTAACGATTACAATTCGGAACAAAGAATCATGACTTCACATATTGATGTACATGGTAAAATGCTAATCCACATTATGATGTATGAACATGATGAACTAAAGTCGATATCAATTCACATAGATCAATTGCAAATGCAAGAACTATATGAAATGATTGCGATGTATTATGACCACAAGAAAGCTACGAAATGAAAACAACTAACGGGTATTCATATTCAAGAGCATGGTTTGACTATGCCTTTGAACACCCGGAGCAGGTTACTGCTTCGCATGGTATTCTGTACCTATGGCTTGTTGAGATTAACAATCGCCTTGGATGGGTAGACATTTATCAAATCACCGCGAGTGAGTGCATGCAAGGTATGGGATGTAAAAGCTACAACACTTACAAGAAGTGCTTTGACCAACTTGTTGAATGGGGGTTTGTTAAGGTGGTAAAGAAGGCGGTCAATCAACACCAGTGTAACATCATTGCCCTATCAAAATTTGATAAAGCAAGTAACAAAGCACTTGACAAAGCACTAATGAAGCACTTGACAAAGCAAAGTGAAAGCACTGTACAAAGCAATGTTGAAAGCAACTGCGACATTCATAAACCAGTAAACAATAAACCACAAACCATAAACCATAAACGTAGTGCATTCGCACCTCCAAACGAAAACGATGTTTACAATTTTATGGGTGAGTATTCAATGCTCAAGCATATGCAATGGACTGACGAAAAGATAAACACCGAGGCCGCGAAATTTTTTAACTACTACGAAGCTAACGGATGGAAGCAGGGACGCAATCCGATGAAAGATTGGAAGGCATCCGCTCGCAACTGGATGGTAAATAACTCTAAATTCGACAACTCAAATAACCAAAAAAACGTAATTCAAAATGAACGAGAGAAACGCGCTAGCGAACTTGAAGAGTTCCGCAAACAGTACCGAAGTCACCTTGCAGCAAATCTTAGCAGCGAAGACCTCACCGGCACTAAGTGAAATTAAAAAAGTTAAAGGTGAACAAATAGCCTTGGGTGTAGTAGTGGCATTGATGGACGAGTGCCAGCAATACTTCAACCTGCAACAACCAATGAACAAGCAACAGTTGTTATTGACTGCTGAGTTAATCATGGAAAAATACTACTACCTGCGTGTTGAAGAACTGCGTGTATGCTTTCGTATGGCAATGAAAGGTGAGTTTGGCCCTGTGTATAACCGCATTGATGGGCAAGTTTTTTTTGAATGGATACTGAAGTACATGCCCACACGTCAACTTATCACTGATCGCATGAAACAGGAACAACAAAGCAACAACAACATCTACGAAATGTTCCAACATCCGCAGGTGTTAGATGCCATCCAGCAAGCAGCGGATAAACTCAAGATTGAAGAAGCACCGGCAAAGGAAGCAAAGCGCACAAGTCCATCACGACTTGAGCAGATGCTGATGGATGAGTACGATGTGTTGCCAACATGGGATAATGACATGCGCTTCAGGGTTTACAACAACCGCCCTTACCAGTTTACAGAGTACAGGAAGGAACGCTACCGCGAATTGATTGAACAGCAAAATGAATACTAATGATTCAACATCTAGATACCAAAGGCGTTTTGCATAATGTGTATTTCAAGTGTACCGATTGCGGATGCAGAAGATGTGAACGGCCACGATGGGCACGTGAAGGAATGACTTTTCTCGAAGGTTATTTTCAATGCTGTGAATGTTGGGCAGAGTTTAGTTATTATGAAGACGCATTTACATTGGTGCAATCACAACTAAAACTATTTGATGTATGAAAGCTTACGACAAGCAAAGAGAAACCGAACTACTACGAAAGTTGTTCGTGTTAACAGCTAAGCGCAGCATGCGCCCTGCAATGAGTGATAATATGGCAATGCGTCTTATCTTTGAAGAGTTACTACTACTAACAGATAAAGACGAATACAAGCTATGACAATAGGCGAGTTGTGGGATAAGTTGGCGCAGTACCCTGATGATGTCGAGGTATACGTTGGCTATGTCGAAGGGCATAGCGTTATGCACCAATGGTTTGAAGTAGTTGAAACCACAGCACTCGATGGAAAGGTGACCATCTCTTTAATGGTCGATGATATCGCAATAATTCAAAATTAATACAATGAGTAACTACACACACAAGCCGGGCACAGGAGTGCTATTCAAAAACGACAAAAAGACTTCACCTAATCAACCTGATATGACAGGTGCAGGTGCAGATGAATCAGGCAATCAAATACGCATAGCTGCATGGACGAAAGAAGGTAAGAATGGTGTTAAGTATCTATCTTGGAAAATTAGTCCTATGCAAGAATCTAACGTAAACAATGAACCCGAAAGAGGCAATGATTTGCCATTCTAATGATTGATTATCTACCGAAACAAAAAGAAGCATTGCGCGTGCTGGGTAACTCACACCCGGCACGTGTGGTGCTATTCGGTGGTGCGGCAGGTGGATCTAAATCTTTTATCGGATGCGCATGGCAGATAAGCCGTAGGTTCAAGTATCCCGGAACACGAGGGTTGATAGGTCGCAGCAAGTTGGACACGTTAAAGAAGACAACACTCAAGACATTTTTTGAAGTGGCTAGCATGTTAGGGCTTGCACCAAATGAACACTACACAATTAACAATCAAAGTCACATCATTTCATTTGCCAATGGCAGCGAGATAATACTGAAGGACCTTTTCGCGTATCCATCGGATCCAGAATTTCACAGTCTAGGTGGACTAGAATTAACAGATGCATATGTAGATGAAGCTGCACAGGTAAGCAAACGAGCAATAGACATTCTGCAGTCGCGTATTCGTTTTAAGCTACGCGAATATAATCTACCACCGAAGATGCTGCTCACATGCAATCCTTCAAAGGGATGGCTTTATAATGAATTCTATGCACCCTTTAAGATGGATGCACTACCAGCACATCAGTCGTTTATACCTTCATTGCCTACCGACAATCCACATCTACCAGAAACTTATCTTGAAACCTTAGAGCGATTGCCCGAAGTAGATAGGCGAAGGCTTTTGTATGGCGACTGGGAATACGATGAAAGCATAGACAACCTATACCAATATGATGATTTAGTACGCTGCTTCCGGGATGAGGAAAGCAAAGGTGATAAGTACATAAGTGCCGACATCGCACGACTTGGAAAAGACAGAACAGTTATATGTGTGTGGCATGGCTTGCATCTAATCGAGATACACGAGCTGCGCAAGCAACCAATAACAACAGTTGTCACTACCATACGCCAACTATGCCAACGGCACAGCGTAAGATTGACTAATGTGATCTGTGATGAAGATGGTGTAGGTGGTGGTGTAGTCGATAGCTTAAAGTGTCGCGGCTTTCTCAATGGTGGTCGCGCTAAACAACCCGATAAGTTTACTAATCAAAAAGCAGAATGCTATTTCAAGTTGGCCGAACTCATTGAACAGAACAAAATTGTGTTTAAAGTGCAGCCATTCCGTGATATCATCGTGCAAGAACTGGATATGATACGCAGGCGCACACCAGAAGCGGATGGAAAGTTGGCCGTAATCAGCAAGGACGAGATAGCACGCATGCACGGCAAGTCTCCCGACTACGCTGATGCCATTATGATGCGCATGTACTTCGAACTATTCCCGAACTACGGCAGCTATTCGTGGGCGTAGCCTCCTCAATTTTAACAATTTTTAACAGTGTATAGTGTAATTGTTTACACTACATTTGCCCTATCAATTTAAAAACAAAACACATGAAAAAAGTACCAACTATCCTCCGTTACATCATTGGCGCAATCATCATCTTTGCAGTGCTTAGCTACTGCCAAGAACTAAACGACTGCCTGATGAAATACTAATCGTAAACAATCAAATCAATCAATATGAATTTTCACAAAGACAACTTAGAAGCACTGCAAAAGTTTCAGCAGATGCTCAATGCAGAACCCGATGCCGCTGGTGTTGAATCAACGCCCGATAAGAAAGCGCAAACCTTAGTAATTAGCCACGTTGAAACAACCTTGGATGAGTTGTTCTTCGGTCATTGGCGCACTGAGAATTTCAAGTGGGCAGTATTAGCCAACGAAGTGCAGGCATCAATGGAGTTGGTGGTAATACATCCGATTAGCGGCTACGAACTAAGACGCACTGGTGCAGCTTCAGTCATCATCATGGTTGACAAAGTACCCGATAACGTTTTTGGTAGTGATCGCAATAGGTGGGCATTAAATCCCGATAATAAAAAAGCCAATGCAATGGACTTGGCATTCGGTAAACTCAAGGCAGAGTGCCTTAAAAACGCGGCCTTGTCATTAGGTAAGGTGTTTGGTCGTGACCTTAATAGACGCAATAAAGACACATACAAGCCATTCAAGTTGAAAGGCGCACTAGGCCGTGGGCATGAGCAGGATGTAGCGTATGTGCGCGAAATCATCCAGCAAGCAACCGATTTAACGCAGCTTGCTAAAATCTTCAAGGCATGTAGTCCTGAAATACTTGCCGAGGTTGGCGAGGAAATCAACAACAAAAAGCAATCATTCGGTATATCCGAGTAAATGTTAAAATTTGTAGCAGTTGTCAAGTATATCTTGATAGCTGCTATTTTTACCCCATCAATCAATAACAACATGAACACAACACTATTTAGAGCGTCACAACTTGGAAAGTTGATGACCGATGCAAGAACCAAAACAGGTTTGAGCGAAACAACAAAGAGCGCACTGCTGGAAGTCTACGTGCAGAACAAGTACAAGCGGTACAAAGAAATCAGCAATAAGTACATTGAGAAAGGTTTGGCTGTTGAGAATGATGCTATCGACATGTGGCGTAGGGAGCGCAAGCAAATTGTATTTAAGAACGAGCAGAAGTTCCGTAACCAATACATAGTTGGCACGCCCGACTTGCTTATCATTGATGAGAATGACCAGTGTACTAACGTTCCTGATATCAAAAGCAGTTGGGATATCCACACATTCATGGATGCAAAGACTAGTGATATAAGCAAAGACTACTACTGGCAAGGGCAGGCATACATGTGGCTTACAGGCGCACCTACTGCAACATTCTGCTATGTGCTAGTGAACGCACCGATTGAAATGATTAACGACGAAAAGTACAGACTTGCACGCAGGTTGAATCTTATTGATCCACAAGGTGACCCTACGTTTATCAAAAAAGCACAGAGCATCGAGCGTAACATGATATACGACATGGGGCAATTCATGAGCGATTACCCGGATGCAGATTTGGAAAGTCACCGTGCCGAATGGACATACGACATACCGGTGCAGGAGCGTATACATGAGAAGGTTGTGGAGTTTGACCAATCCGCAATCGACAAGCTGATGGAGCGTGTACCAATGTGGCGTGAATACCTTAATACTTTAGCACTATGAGCAAAGAAACAGCACTACAAATAGCAATGACAATAACGCAGAGATATGCTAACTCATTGTTTGATGAACATACTGCCCGTGGTCGGCAGTTTATGCAGGAGATGTCCGAGTGTTTAGAACAAGAGCGTGAGCAGATTAAAGCTGTATTACCATCAAAGGACGACGCTGTTAATGTTGGATTTAGAAAAGCTATAAATGCAGACTACAAACTTAGAAAGGTGTGTAAAGACTCAGACGACGATTTATATTATAGTGGTTGGATGGATTGTTACGATTGGCTAAACGAAACATACAAAGGAGGTGAACAATGAGTAACACAACAAAATTAATTGACGGCTATTGGGTGATTGGTACGAACAAGTGGAGTGCTGATATTTACACTCAAGAGCAAGCAGAAAAGCTTGAAAAAACATTAGTGAATTGCAGCTATTGCATCGGTTGCAGCGATTGCAGCTATTGCAGCGGTTGCAGCTATTGCAGCGGTTGCAGCGGTTGCAGCGGTTGCAGCAGTTGCAGCTATTGCAGCGATTGCAGCTATTGCAGCGGTTGCAGCTATTGCAGCGATTGCAGCGATTGCAGCTATTGCAGCGATTGCAGCTATTGCAGCGGTTGCAGCGGTTGCAGCAGTTGCAGCTATTGCAGCGATTGCAGCGATTGCAGCGGTTGCAGCTATTGCAGCGATTGCAGCGATTGCAGCTATTGCAGCGGTTGCAGCGGTTGCAGCGATTTTAAAACAAATCCAGAACGCATTACATCACCTAAAATTGGAAGTCGCGATGCTCAAACAACCTACTATTGGAATGATGAACACGAACAAGTTGTGTGCGGTTGTTTTAAAGGCACTTTAGATGAGTTCAAAAAAAAGGTGGTTAAAACACATGTTGACAATGAACACGCAATAGCGTATTTTGAATGGATAATTAAAGTTGAAACATACAAAGGAGGTGAGCAATGAGGAAAACAACATACCCAACCGATGCCATTCACAATAGTGAAAAAGGCACTCAAGATGGATTAACAAAACGCGAATACTTTGCAGCACTTGCAATGCAAGGTTTGCTTACAAGAATCCCAAGCAGAACAGGGAGCGAAACTGATTTGGGCATTTTAGAAGCGCAAAGAATCGCAGAAGAATCTTGTATAATGGCAGACTTAATTGTGAAAGCACTAAACAAAGGAGGTGAGCGATGAAAGACGAATCAGCAGTTGAATTTTTATTCAAAGAAATCTATGGCGACACAGGTTACATAGGTTCATATACCATTGAAGGAAGGGATGCTTTTACAGCACTCAAATCAGCAAAGAAGATATTCCGCAAACAAATCGAAGATGCATTCAATGCAGGTATGAAGATAGATGGATATGATTACAATGCACCATGTGGAGATGTGTACTTTGAACTAACATACAAAACCAAATGACAACTGAACAACTCAAAGAGCATGTGCGCAACAGCATGCAGCACTACTACAACAAAGAGCAAGTGATACAATTACTAAACAAGCTAACAGATGAAAGCAAAAGAAAAGGCATGGCAGCTGTACTCGAACTATTTTGATATAGTCGAGAATGGAAAGCAGGAAGGTAACCTAGTTGATGCCCACATTAAAGCATTGAACGCTGCGCTATATTGCGTAGACGAAGCATTGAGCAACGCGCCTGATGACATAGTGAACGACTTTGATGGCACTGGTGAATACTATAGCGTAAAGGCTTACTACATGCACGTGAAGAATGAACTACTAAAACTAAGTAAGCATGACGCGAAAGGAACTGAGCAAGTTGAGCATAGATGAACTTCGGGCGGTTAGGTTAAAGTACCTTGCAGCTACAGGCACAACAGCCGGTGAAAAGGACAATATACATCGCACGCTAAAACGAATTAAACAAGAATTAGATATAAGACAACTTTATGGATCAACAAAGTAAAAAAGAAACAGCCATTAGAAGGCTACACATGGCGTTAAAGAAACGATTCCAAGGTCAAGCTATCAAGATGCCATGGTCGGAAATGGAAGGGTTTTTAAGAGCAGCAGAAACAGTTGAAATGACAAATATTTTTAGCGCATATGATGACGGCTATACAGATTGTGAAAATGGAATACCAAACCAAACAAAAGTAAAAGCAGATGAAAGCGACACTAACGTTTGACCTGAAGGAAGACCAGCACACGTTTGACTGCATGATGAATGCAATCAATATGCATAGTGCTATAATGGAATTACGCGAACACCTGCGTGCGCTTGATAAGTATCATAATCTCAGTACAGAACAAGCTGAGTTGATAGTTAACCTGCGGCAATGGTTGCAGAATGAATTAACCGAACAAGGATTGTCACAATTATTTTAGACATTGCTTAGACATTCCTAGACATTATGCGCTACCTAATACTAAGCAGCGGCAGGATTGTAAAGTTTACTGATAAACTTTGCGATAGCCTTGCTTCCACAGAAAGCGACCAAGTGCCTCACCTTCGGCATCAACTTTCTCCTCACTCCATTCCGGCTGAATGTGATGCAAGTACTCATGAACTAAAACGATAAGGTAGCGCAGTGGTGGTAGTGTTGGGTCTATCTCAATCACGTTGTCACAATACAAACCATCCGCCTTCTCGCGTCCAAGTTTGCGCTGAATAACTTTAGGATGTGGTTTGCGTTTCATTACCTTTGCGACTTAGTGCATGTGTTCTAATTGCATTATTGTTTTTTGTTTATTGATTGATACAACTAGCCTCCTAACGTGGAGGCTTTTTGTTATCTAATCTTACCATTAACAATACGATAGTTGCTCACTTCAAAATCACCTGTATCCATCACACGCACATGGGCAAAGCCGTGGTGATGTTTGTTTATGGGCATGTAATCTGGATGCAGTTCGCACAGGCACGCCACACTCCAGCACGTTGTAATCTTCCCGTTGATGTTTGGTTCAGTATGTTCACTTGCTTGATGATGATGCCCACACAATGCACTGTCTTTTGCACGCAGGAACAATCCTCGTGCTATGTTCACAGGACTGAACACGGACGCACCTAGTTCGTGACCATGCAGAATGGTTAGCTTCCCTGCATGAATGATTTGTTTATCAGGTATGAATGTGATGTTGTACTTATCCAAGTGCATGAGCGATTCAAAATTGAACTCATCCATGCCCAAAAGATCAGGAGCATTGCGCATGATGTAGTGATCATAACGCACATCGTGGTTACCACACTTGTAATAGATGGCAGCATTTGGAAATAGCTTGCGTAGTGTTGCAAGAAACTGCCTCGTCATTAGTACTTCATGCCCAAAGTTGCGCTTACGAGGGTCTTTCTCGAAGCGACTGATGGCGTAGAAGTCGATGATATCACCATTAAGCAGAATAGTATTGACATCGTTGTCAAGTCCATACTTTAATGCAAGCGTTAAGGCTTGTATGTTGTGGTATGGTACGTGAATATCGGATAACAACAGGATGTTGTTGTGATTAATCGGTAGCTTAAATGGTTTATAGTTCGATTCCTGTGATGGTGGTAGGTCGAGAGGGTTGCTCGATTCAGGAACTAACTCATTAACCATATTGTTGAAGTCAGCAAATTGGTCTGTTAGTTTGGACAGGTTACCTTTTACAGCGGTTTTAAGCGATGCTGTTGGTTGCAGGTTGTGTCTTTTACGCCAACTAAAGTACAATCGCTCAAATGAGCTGTATTGCATTGTAATCTTATGGCGTTTCATGGCCGCACGGATGCGCTCCGCTATCGTACCACTACCTGCATGTATCTCTTTGTAGATCTCCGCATGTTGTCCCTGCATGTTGTGCTATTTATTGCCACGAATAAACCCGGCAAGCTCTGCGAGATTGGTGCTGATGGTCATGTTCTGTGACGCAATCACATCAATCTTCGCCTCAAGTTTATCAATGGCTTTGTTTTGCTCGTCTTTCATGGTGTTGAGTTTGGTGTTGAACTCTTCCTTTGTTTCTTTGATGGAATCGGATAACATGGTTACTTCTCTTTTGTGATAGGACTCAACTTTACCCAGCGCACTGGACACCTTCACCACATCCCTTTTCAATGCGTAGTACAAGCCTGTTAATGATATCGCACCACCCACTATTGTAACTATATCTCGAGGTTCAAACTGCATAACTAAAAGATTGTAAAATATATAGTAGAAACTGCTACCGCTGTGATACCTAAAGTGAGGGCAGTGTTAGTAATTATTAACCGCCTGTTGCGCTTTTTAAGTTGGGCAATCTCGTTGTCTTTCTCAGTGGCTATAGCCTTTTCAATGCTCTCTTTGTTCTTATAGATTTCGGCTAACGTTTCATAACTACTTGCCTGAATGCCTGTAATCTTTGCGTAATAGGTCACCTTCAGCCGTTCCATTTGGTAAAGACTGTCTATCTCCTGCGCAGTCGCATACCAATACATCATGCTATTGTAGTTGAGATTGAAAAGCTGCAGATCGTAAGTTGTAAGTTCGGGTGTAAAATCCTGCTTTAAGTAGGCTGTCCGACTTTTTGAGCGTTGCCCTGAACTGAGCATTGGCGTTAGAAGGAGTAGAAGAAAGAATGTTATAAGTTTCATTGCGGTAGATTTCATTGGTTATTTGCTGCTGTTGGATGATTGTATCTTGATGTATTTGAAGGCTGTCTATTTTCAGGAATAGGCTATCTGTTTTGATATTGTTTGCATCAATGATTTGATACAGGGAATCGTTAATGCCTTGTAAACGTTGAATAGCTGGGTTTGTGTTCTCATTGCATGATTTAACACTTGTGATAATCATAATTAACAACACCACTGCAACGGCTGCAATAAGCACCGTGTTTCTTAAGTTGTCTTTTTCCATCGTGTAATATGTAAGTTTTTATTTAGTGGGCGAATCTTGTAGTACACTCCATCGCGTGTGCGACTATCGCGCATGCCCTGTTCGTTAGTGTTACCTTCAATGGTGCGACAAGAGTACTTGCCGACCTTGTCCACGATACCAGTGTGACCAATGCCCTTGTACCTTTTACCCTTAAAGCTATTGTAACTTAATGTCATTACCAGCGCATCCTTGTCGCTGAAGGATTGCACGAACTTTCCATCCGTGAATATGACATCGTTGCGATTGTACGCAGTAGGTGACCAACCTGTGATGGTGTGAGGGATGCCACACTCATCGAGCATAGCCATGACAAAGAAACTGCACCATGCATAGCCGGGCTTCCAACCTTGTTGCTTCATAAGCACAAGCAAGGCTCTATCATTAAAGCCCATATTATTGTTGCCCTTCTCCTTTACACCAACAAATGAACTAGCCGTTACCCTTACGCAGTAACCGTCATCAGCATGTGTAAGATATACAGGTATGCAGCAAAGTAGAATGCATATAAGAGCAGGTACAAGACAACCTTTTGCCATGTTGTTAGATAGGTGTTTATTTCATACTTAACTTCCTTGTTATATATCTCCCGTTGCAATGCTCGAAAATTGAATCTAATGCCCAAAAAAACCACGAAGTTGGCAAACACCATGACCATTGCAGCTAGCACAATGTACTGGATGTATTCGGTGCTAATGAGTGCATCACCAAAGTAGGCAACCGACACCGTACCCGATACCGCAAAGACTAAGAAGGCAAGTGGTATAGACCAAAAGCCATCGAATAGTTCGAGCTTGTAGCGCAAACCTTTGAGGTCAACCTTATTTGGCTGCTCGTTTTTCTGCTTCTTTGTTGCCATTGGCTCGTAGTTTAAGTGCTAGTTCACGCTCATACTTGCGCAAACGCTCAGTGTAATCTTGTTTTAGTGTCTTCTTATCACTCATGGTATGCGATTGATGATGTTACGAGAGTAAGTAGGGCGATAGCTGATGGATGTATTGCCAGTGCTGAATTGATAGTTCAGTGTGTTGGTCACATCAGTGCGTGGTGAACGTTCAGGCCAAACCGATGTTGAGTATTCCGGGAACAAAGCGTTGTTAGCACATAAGTAATCGACTAGCAATGTCGTATAGTGTTCAGCATTCTGCCTTGCACGATCTATCATGTCCTTCATAACCACATCCGATACCGGCACAGTGTCTTCCGACTGGCGTTGTACTAGCGTGCCGTTGTCCATGCGATAGCAAAGGTTAGGTGTTACGTCCACCATCACCCACCATAGCAAGCACTTCTGCACATAGTCTTCAAGTAGTGTTTGGTAATCGCCCGATATCGTACCTGCAGCTACATCATCCTTTATCTTGTTAAGCAGATTAGTTCCCAAAAATGGAAGTAGCCATTTATCCTGCGCCAAATAGATGGATGGATAAAGAAGGTTAGGGTCTACGCTCCCGTTTACCGTGGTGTACTTCTTAATGTAGTTCTCAGAGATTAATAATACTTCAGCCATAGTTTAGTTATTTATTAGCGAATCTTGGGTTATCAGGAAGGAAACCTTCATAAGGCATATTGCGTGGCTCAATAGCTACCTTCGGATTGTTGCGTACTTTATAACCTGCTTTTTTTACACGCACATCCATTGCTTCTTTGATGTTTGGATTAGTTAAGTCCAAACCAAAACCTTTTGCACTTGCAAAGGTCATCTTGCGCCATGTTTGGCCACATGCCCCACCGCCTTTGTACAACCAAATCGACTACGTATTAGCGCCAC